ATCGCTTTATGCACGTTGGGATCGATCAATTGGGGTGCTTTCCGTAATCCGGAAGACATGCGTCGCGCTTGTCGTATTCTTCAGCGTAGCCTTTGCAATATACTGGACTACCAAGACTTTCTATCAATACAATCTAAACTTAGTAACGATGAAATACAACCATTAGGAATTGGTGTAACTAATTTAGCCTATTGGCATGCCAAACGTGGTTTGCAATACGGAGAGAAAGACGCACTAGCAGAAGTTAAAAGTTGGATAGAACATCAAGCCTACTATCTAACTGAAGCTACAGTTGAACTTGCTAAAGAGCGCGGCCCTTGTAAAGATAGTAGTAAAACAAGATACGGTCAAGGCACGTTCCCATGGGAACTACGTGCAAAGGGTGTTAATGAACTTGCAGACTTTACACCAGAACTTGACTGGGAATCCTTACGTAAGGAGATGAAACAACATGGTGTACGAAATGCTACTCTTATGGCTATTGCTCCAGTTGAGTCTAGTAGTGTTGTTATTAATAGCACTAATGGAATAGAGATGCCAATGAGTTTAATCTCAACTAAAGAAAGTAAAGCTGGATCATTTACTCAAGTAGTTCCTGACTATCAAAGATTAAAGAACAAATATCAATTGATGTGGGAACAAAAAGATTGCAATGGCTATATTAAGACAGCGGCTGTACTAGCGGCATATGTAGATCAAAGTATCAGCACAAATACATTTTATAATCCTGCAAATTATCCAGGACGTAAAGTTCCTACTACACTTATTGCTAAAAATTTGATGCAAGCACATGGTTGGGGAATTAAAACTTTTTATTATAGTTTAATAAACAAAGCAGGTTCAAAAATACAGCATGAAGAGGTAGCTATCATGCATACAAATGGTCACAAAGAAATGCCAGTAAACGGTTTTCATGAAGAAGACTATGATGATTGTGAAGCATGTAAGTTATAATATTTGGATTAAAAATGAGCAAACAACAATACAATTTAAACACAAAGACAGACTATCTTAATCGAAAAATGTTTCTTGATCCAGAAGGACCTGTAACAATTCAACGATTTGAAGAAGTAAAATATAAAAAGATTGCAGACTTTGAAACAACAGCACGTGGGTTCTTTTGGGTACCAGAAGAAATTAGCCTAAGCAAAGATGCAAATGACTTTAAGGATTCATCAGATGCTGTTAAGCATATCTTTACCAGTAACTTGCTAAGACAAACTGCTCTGGACAGCTTGCAAGGTCGTGGACCAAGCCAAGTTTTTGCACCAGTTATCAGTTTGCCAGAACTAGAAGCACTGGTTTATAACTGGACATTCTTTGAAACTAATATTCACAGCCGTAGTTACAGTCATATCATTCGTAACATTTATAATGTACCAAAAGAGGTTTTTAACACAATACATGATACTGAAGAAATTGTGAACATGGCATCAAGTGTGGGCGAACACTATGATCGACTCCATCATATCAATTGTGCAAAAGAAACAGGCGGTCAATATTCTGAAGAAGCACACGTTCGTGCAATCTATCTAGCATTACATGCCAGCTATGCTTTAGAGGCATTCCGCTTCATGGTATCATTTGCTACAAGTTTGGCAATGGTCGAGAACAAAATCTTTATTGGTAATGGTAACATTATTAGTTTGATTCTACAAGATGAGTTACTACATAAAGGCTGGACAGCTTATATAATTAATCAAGTAACTAAAGAGGACGCACGATTCAATCGTGCAGCTCAAGAATGCCAAGACGAAGTCATACAGATCTATAAAGATGTTATTAGAGAAGAAAAAGAATGGGCAGAATATTTGTTCATGAAAGGTCCTGTTATTGGTCTAAACGCAAATATCCTTAAAGATTTTGTTGATTATACAGCCCTAGGAGCATTAAAGGATATTGGTATCAAATATTGGAACCCATCACCAAAAACAACTCCGATTCCTTGGTTTAACAAACATAGTGATACTAGTAAGAAACAGACGGCATTACAAGAAAACGAAAGCACAAACTATGTAATTGGCATAATGAGTGAAAAAATCAACTATGACGAATTGCCCGTTTTATAATAATAAGGTTGATTTATTTTTAATAAGAGTATAGTATATGGTAAAGTCAACTGATTTTATAAAAACATATGAGCTGACTGTTCGCGTAAAAGAAACTACTGGGAATATCCTGCAAATAAAAACAACAGTACAAGCCAGTAATCCTGGAATGGCGAAAAAATTAGCAGAAGCCCAATATGGAAAAGGTTCCGTTATTGGCACCCCGAGACAAATAAAGGTATAATAATGAAAGCAATAGTTTGGAGCAAATACGACTGTCCTTTCTGTGACAGAGCTAAAATGTTATTAAACTCAAAAGGTTATGAAATTGAAGAAAAAAAGATTGGTGATGGATACACTAAAGAAGATTTGCTAGAAGCCGTACCAACTGCTAGAAGTGTACCGCAAGTTTTTATAAACAACCAATTGATAGGTGGATTTAATGAATTGCAGAAATACATACAAGATACTACCATGAATTACGGTGACGGAAAATTATAAAGGACACTTCATGTCAAATAATAATAACAATCAGACATACACTTACATATCAGATGATGTTACTTTTCCATTAGATTCTACAGCTTTACCGTCGTTAACTTCTTCAGATATTGTTACTATAGGTCCTTTAGGAGGATATGATTATAGTGGTATGAATAGTATAGGAAATATTTCTATTACTGGTGGCGGAACAAGTTATACCACCATTAACAATTCTTCATCATATTTTGGCTCATCTACTAATCCGACAGTAAACATTACTGAGAATGGAGTCGAGATGGCTGAAGGTTCTGACATAAAGATCGGAGATAGAAGTTTAAAAACTTTTATGGATACTATGGAAAAAAGATTAGCTATATTACAGCCTAATCCAAAAAAATTAGAAAAATTTGAAGCTCTGCAAAAAGCATATAATTATAAAATGCTAGTGTCGTTGTGTGATTTAGAGGATGAAGATGAGCAAAAATAATCTAGAAGATTTTTGTAAAAGATACTCTATTAGAGTCATTGACTCAAGTAAAAGGGCACACAAGTTTAGTGGAATTTCTAATAAATTTTTTAATTATTCTGAAAATTACAACATCATAGACAGTGATAGAATAGCTTTCGAAACAGAAACACTACATACTGTGGAGATATCAGAAACATCAATTAACAGATTAGCAGACTTTGAGGCACAAGTCTTTAATCATATGGATCAACATGGTCATCGCAATTTATTTTTAACTGTTATGGAACAGAAAGAACAAGAAAAAAAGTTAATATCTAAATACCCAGCGGTGAAAAAAGCATTTGATCATTACAGTTTACTTTTACACATGGCAGAAGCCGGTGAATTATAATTAGGTTTAAAAATGGAAATTAAAAAACAATATGAATTAAGAGATCGAGTATGGATACATATCGGAGGTAATAAATTAACCGAAGGCACTGTAGTTGAATACTTTGATTTAGGACATCTAGGACAGACTAGAGATATCGAATATTATGTAATAGAAATTCCAACTGAAATAGATCCCATATATGAAGTTAGAACTTGGGAACAGATTAGTCAAGATAGACAAGGACCAATTGCCTTTTATAGAAATTTAAAGCAGGAACAATTTACTGCACAAAATGTTAAGGCGATATCACGTTTAGGTATTGAGCTACCAATTCAATCTCAAGAAGAGGAACTTACAGACGAAAGTACTTTTAACATTGAGGAAGAAGTTTATGAAGATGGAGACCCAACTCCAGAAGAAGTCAATGCTGCTCTTGATCGTGCAATACAATCTAGAATGGGATCAAATTTTATTCCAAATTTAACTGTAAAAGATCCTAAAAAAAGATTTTACAATAATAAGAAGAAAAAAGATAGACGTGTGAATAAGAATGAAAATACATAATGTAGTAGTCCACAAGTTCAGTATGGGTGATGTAGATGATCCAGATCTCTATGCTGCTGAGCCTATACATAAATGGGAAAAGAGTGAACAAGGACAATGGGTTATGAAAAAAGCTACAGAAGTTCCAATTTGGCACAGGCACAATGATGCTTTTGCTTGGACTGTACAGTACGCGATAACTGCAAAACTTAGAGAAAAAGACTACTCATACTTTTTATTAAAGTGGGGCGATGTCTAAAATACGTGCAATAGTTGCCGTAGATTCTGATTGGGGAATTGGTAAAAACAATGACATGCCCTGGCCAAGATTAAATTCAGATTTACAGAGATTCAAAGAGTTGACAGAAAACTCTGTTGTATTGATGGGTAAAAATACTTGGCTAAGTTTACCAAAAAAACCCTTACCTAATAGAGAAAATGTTGTCGTCACTTCATCTTTAAAAGATGATTTCGTAATCAAAACATCCAGTGATCCGGAAACGATAATTAACAAGATACAGTCTGCTACTGAAAAACCAATTTGGATAATTGGTGGAAGGCAAATATATGAACAGTTTTTGCCTTACTGCGACAGTGTTTATCTAACCAAAATAAATGGGGATTTTCAATGTGATGTACACTTCCCTAGTGATACATTGCACACACATTTTGTTTTAGAAAGCAAAAATGACCCAATTATAGATAATAACACTATGATTCATTATGAAATATGGAGAAAAAACAATGCTTTTAATTAAAAAACCTACGAAATCTGGCGACATTGTAACAATGAAGCTAGATACTTCAGAAGAAGTAATTGCTAAGATTGAATCTGATTCATCGGACAAATTACTTCTGTCAAAACCAATGACTTTGAGTTATGGCGCTCAAGGGGTAGGGATGACCCCTTGGTTATTGACTGCCAATCCTGAAGCTCAAATAGAGATAGACAAGTCTCGAATAATAGCAATAACGCATACTATGAAACAGGCAGCAGATCAGTATATACAAGGCACTACCGGAATCAAAACAGTTTCTAGTCTTTGATAAATATCATTGTATAGATAACACGGAAAGTCAATGAGTATACCATTAGTTAATCCTGTAGTAACCACAATAACCATACCACCTTTAACAGGTGGTGTAGCAACACAAACATTAAATGTTCCCAATCATATTACAAGTATGTATGCTATTGGGTTAAACTTGTCTACATTGGCTGCAACACTGGTTACATTGGCTACTAACATACAACTCATTGTTTCTCCTACAGGCGGTATCAAAGTTAAAGATGCTTTGGATCCTTATGCTTTTCAAGTAATAACTGATGCACTGGTAGCTAATGGTCAACCAGTACCTCCTGGTGCACCTGAAACCGCAGTAACTACTAATCCTTTAGGAGGCGCTATTGCCGCCGCTGGTGCCCTTGCAGGTGCTTCCGGATTAGCAGCAACATTGGCTGCAACACAAGCAGTGGATCTTTTAGCCACTCCATCTGTATCTACTGGATTAGGAGCCACTGTCGGAGCCTTTCCTGATTACACAGCTTCTTTAACATTAATTAATTCAGCACTGTCGGTGATTAATACTGCTGTAGGTCAAATTGTTTTATCAATAAACAATTCAATAGATGTTACTAGTCAATCATTGGTATTAAAAGGTGTTTTATCTGCTTTTAATATCAATTTAACTGCTCAAGCGGCTGCTGTTGCTGGCAGAACTCCGCCAGTTCCTCCGGCTGTATAAATCATGACCAGTGTAGCTAGAATTGGTGATACAGTAGGTGGTGTAATTGTCAGTGGAAGGACCACTGTTTACGCTAATGGAATACCACTTGCTGGAATAGGTGATGCAGTATCTCCACATGGAAGACCACCACACAGTGGATCAGTGATAGTTTCTGGTGAAATAACAGTTAGTGCTGAGGGAATACCAGTAGCTAGAATTGGCGATGCGGCAAGTTGTGGTCACCTCATCGCCAGTGGCTCTGTTAACGTAAGTGCAGGCTAATTACCAAAGATCTTTCAGATCTGGTTTGAACTCATTAAGTGGTTTTGGTAGTTTGCCTTTAAACCCACTCTTCTTCAGTTGATAAATCAAGAATGTAGTACCAAATATATTCTGATGATCACCGCTCACAGTCATCATATAATACGTTGGTAAATTTTCTTTGACACTGTCAGGCAAACTATTAAATCCGCCTTTATCAGCTTCTTTAACAGGCTTGAATTTTACATTGTGAACCTGTTGATACCAATTATGATAAGCAGTATGCAATTTTTGCCAAAACTTGTTAAGCGTCTTAGTACCAGTGAATTCGCATTCAAAAGTGTTCCACATGATATCAGTGATTTTCTCTATCATTTTATCCGTGATCGCAATATTATTTGAATCAAATTCACGAATCAAATTGAAAAACATTACAACTTCTTTGTTTTCAACTCTGCGATCTTCGTATGATTTGCGCCTCATCCAATACTTGGAGAAGTATTCGACATGTTTGACAGGAACTTTGTGGTCAGTAAAATCGACAACTTGAGTAATAGCACCTGGTTCGCTAGCATCGCCATAATCTTTGCTAGTCAAAAACAGTCCTGCATTTTCTAAGAGCAGTTGTTTTTCATTGGCAAGTACCCAGTCTTCACGTGTGGCTCCGTCTAAGCGAACACCAAAAACCATGTTACCAAAAAATGCCAAAGGACTGATTGGTTCTTTGCCATCACCGTTCAATTCAATAAAGTTTTCACGAATTTCTGCTTTATCGTGTGTGTCATAGATTACAATAGGAACGTCAATAGTACTTGCACTCTGCTCATATATCATTACAAAGATAATATATAGCACAATACTAGTGTGTTGGCCGTCCCAAGCAATCATTTTTCCTGGCAAAGTTGGGTCTTCGTATACACTAATGCCCATAATCTTTGTCTGTTTAAAATTCTTAATAATCTTGATAACGTGCTGCCATTGCAAAGGACGATTCATTGTGTCGTCAATTCTAAGATCGGACAATTTACAACTAGCCGCACGAGCAAGGCGAATTTTGTCATATGTAAGAGTTGGA